AAACATGATGTTTCGGCAGGATTATTCAGTCGGTTCTGATGGCTCCGTAGCATTTACAAGTGACCCAATCGAAGTAATTCGAGAAGTCAAATATAAACCGGTTGAAAACTCAGAAACAAAGGACGATTCTGTGAAAACTCACATTCTTGCCGCGCTTAATGCTGCGGGTATTCAGACGGCAGGACTGGATGACGCCCAGACCTTGGCCGCCTACAACGCTTTGATTGTCAAGCCGCATCAAGAGGCCACCAATGCTGCCAATGCCAAGGTTGCCACTTTTGAGGCCAATGCAAAAGCCGCCGAAAACGCCGAAGTGCTGGCGCTGGCTACTGAAATGGCTGTGAACAGCACTTTGACGGTCGATGACCTGCAAAAGCTGGGGCTGGCCCGTCTCAAAGAAATCAAAGGCAATGCCAAAACAGCCGCCCCGATTGTTTTGGGCGCACCACTCGCAACGAACGCAAACCCGTTCGCTGATTACGACATCAACAACCCTCTGGGAGTCAAATAATGCCATATCGCATCTATCGCGGCCCTGCTGACCGCCAGCCAAAAACCGTATCTGACAAAACTGTTGCCGGTGCATATCTGCCCGGAACGTTTGTCACCGAGGGCGCATCTGCACTGACCCAGGCCACCGCTTTCGCCCCCGGTCTGCGCTTGCTGTCAGACCGCGATTACTACTCGACCGGCCAGTTTGATGCTGTTGACCCGCTGAAAACCGCCTACGCATCAGGCGATACAGGCGTGGCATATGTCATCGAGCCAACGAACAAATATCAGGCCGCTGTGGCATCCGCAACCTACACCTACATGCAGGAACTGATGGTGGGCGCTGCTGGCCGTCTGACTGCTGCGACTTCGACAAATGTCGTCGTGGCGTTCTTCACAGGCACCCCCGGTGCCAAATCTGCTGGCGACCTTGTTGATATTGAAATCGCCAACTTCTACACCAAAGCATAAGGGAGTTACAAATGCTTCAATTCAACACCGAACAGCAAACCGTCATCTCTACGGCCCGTGCTTCTTTCAATGCACGTCAAACAGCCATCGCGGCAAACAGCATGTTCGCCGATTCGTTCGGCGACGGCATTACCGGCAATGCCGCTCAAGTCCCGCTTGATGCGTGGCGCAGAATTGATACCGAGTCCGTCAAGATTCAGCGTGACATTTTGGCCGTGTTCAATCGTCTTGCCGCTGCAAAATCGACGCCTGTTGCAATGGGCGACTTGGTGAGCTTTTTCCCGAAAATCAGCGACTCCGGTGAAGTCCATGTTTCGATGGATGGCCGCAGCGAAGGCCGAGAAGACCAAGCTGTCATCAAGTATGAAGGCACCCCTGTGCCGATTCTTGACAGTTATGCCCGGTTCGGCTGGCGTCAAATGGAAGTCATGCGCAAAGGCGCTGGCTCAATGGACGTGGACACCATCGCAAACCATCAGCGCAAAGTGGCTGAGAAAATGGAAGACATGGCCCTGAATGGCCTGCCCAGCATTGTTGTGGGTGGCTCTACCATTTACGGCCTGCGCACATTTCCCCAGCGCGGCACTGACACCCACGGCCTTGACTTGAACGGCGCAACCGGTGCGCAGTGGCTGACTGCGATTTCAAAGGTCATCTACAAGGCGATTGGTCAAAACGCCTACGGGAAAGTTACGATTTTCCTGAACTACACCGACTTCACTTACGCCGACCTGAATGAATTTGTGGCTGGTTACCCCAAAACCATTTTGCAGCGTATGCGTGAAATCAGCAACGTTGCTGAGTTTGTGCCATGTTCCCGCGTGCCGGTGAATGAGCTGTTGGGCGTTGTCGATATTGGCTCCGGCAAGTGGGGTTCCATCCTGTCCGGTATGCCTATGGTGACCCGTCCAAAAATGCGCCACAACCCCGAGGACGATTACGTCATGGGTGTGATGGCCGCTGTTGCCCCTCAGTTCAAATCGGACTTTGATGGCAAATCGCAAATTGTGCAAATCACCAAATCCTGATGCGCATCAAAATCACCGTGCTAAATGCACCATGGCCCTCCGGGGCTGTGGTTGGTGATGTTGTGGATGTTGACATCATCCCAGCATGGGCAGTGGGCAAGTGTGTTCAGGTGCCAGACGACACGGAATTGACCATCAAGCCAGAACCTGTTTTCGTCGTCAATCCTGTTGAGACAAAGCACAAAAAGGCAAAGTAAATGGCGCACATCGTCAGCCTAGGCCAGGCCAAACAGTACATGGATTACGCGCTTGGGATTACCCTGCCGGAGTTCATTGTGCAGGCTGCAATGGACAAGGTTGAAACGGTAGAGCCATTGCTAGACGATGCCGGTTATTCTGATGCTGACCAGGTGCTGATGGTGTCAATGGCAATCACCATTATTGCCTGCGCTGGCGCCCCTAGGCGCATTCAATCGCAAGGTTCGCCGTCTGGAGCCTCACGCAGCTTCAAGAACATTGACAACGCTCTGTCAGCGCTTCGCAGGTCACTTGAGGGGCTGGACACGGCAGGGATATTTACTGACCTGATAGGCCCAGACCCGGCCATGTCTACCCTGTTCATGGTGGTTTGACATGAGCAGCGCTGCGGCTTGGAGCTACACCAGTAAAGCCACACACTGGCCTTTGACTGGACAAGATGACTGGTCAAACAAAAAGCTATACGGGCCACCAGTTACGTTTGACTGTGATTACAGTGCAAAGTCTGTCCGCATGACGGACTCAAACGGCATCGAGTTCACCAGCCGACAAATCATCTACACAGAACGTAGCAGCATCAAGCAGGGCGATATGGTTTTGATTGGTGAACACACGGCAGACCCAATCACAGAACAAGCGTTTGAGGTCAGAGCAGTGACCCGTTACGCCGACACATTCGAGCAATTGGCGGATGACTATGAGGTTGCTACCTAGCATGACCACATGGCTAAACCACGAATCGTAAACAACCTACCAAAATTCATAGGCCGCGTGCAAGTCAACGCAGCTAGAGGCATGACCACGGCGCTGCTTATCGGTGGAGCTGAGACTGCATCAATTACGCCGCGAGAGACCAGCACAATGGTCAATTCTCAGTACCACAGCGTTGACTCCGAGGCTGGCCGGATTGTCGGCACATTTGGCTACACCGCTGAATACGCACTGGCCGTGCACGAATCAGTCGGCGTTTATTACGGGTGGAATGTACCCCGCCCAAGCGGTAAGGGCGTGTACTGGGGGCCATCTGGAGAGCCAGAATTTATGAAGACTGGCTTTGAAAATGCCCAACCCATGATTAGAGCCACATTGATTGGAGCCATCAAAGTATGACTGCTGCTGATGCGCTCCGCGAATACATCACCCCATTGTTGCCAGGATGGCGTATTCAATTTGGGCGCTGGACTGACGGCCCAAAAACAGACAGGTTTGCAGTCATTCGCCCGGTGGGTGGCGGCATGGCTTCGCTGGTACGCAGGCCTAAATTTACGCTTCTGCTGATAGGCCCAGAAAACGAATTGGCCTCTGTCCCTAGCATAGCGGCAAACACAATCATAGAGGCCATGCGCAGCGATAACGGTCAGTTGGTAGTGATGAGGGCTGATGAGCCAGTCTACAGAACCACGGATGACGGCAGGCACATGTTTGAAGTTCCCATCACGACCATCACTAATTGAAGGACTATTTTTATGAGCGCATATGACGGCAAGACCTGCGCGGTCAGCTTTTCAATCCAACCCGAAACGGAAACCGAATCAAGCCTAAGCTGGACAAGCCTTGGCATGATGAAAACCAAATCACTCAAGGGTGATTGGGCCACGGCAGACAGCACGGCAGACAGCACTCCAGACAGTGCTACCACGGTGATTGCAACCCGCCGAACCTTCACTTTTTCGGGCGATGGCGTCAGTTATGACGATGCAGCATACAACCAAAAGGTTTTGAAGGCTCAGTTTTTCAACCCAGGTGTATTGACCCAAAATCAGCCCAAAGCATGGTTCAAGCTGGAATACGCATCTGGTGAAACATTCGTTGGCCCATTCATGATTACGAGCTGGGGCGATGATAGCCCAGAGGCTGACGTGCAGACGTGGAGCATTGAAGCCACAGGCAACGGCAATGTTGTTTACACCGCTTAAGGATAAAAAATGGCTGCAATTTCTTCAATCGTTGTAACCGGCCAAGTCGGTTCTTTTGTCGCTACTGAATCAACTCTGTCATCTGATGACACCATCACGATTGCGTCGGGCAAGTGTCAATTGCTGGTGCTGCGCAACCCTACCGCCGGTTCTTTGACTGTCAAAATTGATGGCACTGGCGGCACAAGTGTCAAAGTCAATGGAATCGGCGTTGTGACTGTTTCCGGAGGGTACGACATTGTGCTGGCCGCAGGTGCGCAGGCTGCTGTGGTTCTAGAAACCATCCGGGAATACTGTAAAGGCACGGTACACCTAACTGGCGGCGCACTGGTCAAGGCCCAGCTTTTCGACATCTGATGCTTGTTGAGTGCGGCTTTGTCAAAGTCACCGCAAACGATGGCGCTGAATACAGATTCACGCCATCGTTTAGTCGCATCGCAACACTAGGTCACCCAAAAGAAATAGTCGCCTTATACGCGGGTCTGCACGGCCCTAAGTGCATTCAAGAAGCCACCTATGTGCTGGCCTGTTTGTGTGACCAGCCAGACCCATACCCGCTGATTGGATGGATGGATGAAAACGGATGGCAAAAAGGGATGATGTCCGACAGTGAAAAGGTCATCATTGCCAGACACCTCATGCGGCATGGGATTATCGGCAAAGCCAAGCCCAACAAGTCAAACACGGGCAAATACTCGGAATCATTTGATGCATCTGAGTTCATCGCGGCAGCATGTGTGCATCTGGGGTTGTCACGCGAAGACGCGGAAAACATCAGCATGACCGAGTTTCACAAGATGTTTGAAATGAAGTTCCCTGAGCTGAAAGAAAAAGAAGTGCCCAGCCGTGACGATTACAAGGCGTTCATGGCAAAAATTGCAGACAAGAAGAAGGACTGAATATGGTTGCCGAAACACGTGTAGGCGGTCTTTACTACGATGTCACGCTAGACACGCAGGGGATGATTGATGACTCGCAAGTTGTCGGTAAAGAGCTTGACGGATTAAGCCGAAAATTTAGTGCCGTTGCTTCGGCTGTTTCTGTTTTGGCCGCATCTCTTGCTATTTTGCAAATGGCAAAGGCTGCTGATGATATGCGGCTTATGGCTGCACGTGTTGAGGTTGCGGCTGGCAATATTGATTCCGCATCAATTGCCATGTCACGGCTTGAATCCATCAGCCGTGAAACTCAAACAGCCATTGCTGGAAATGTTGAGGTTTTCACCCGCCTAAATCAGTCAATGATTCAAATGGGTGGAACCCAAAACGACACGCTTAACATGGTCAGCCTTTTGGCAAAAGCCATCAAAGTGTCGGGCGCCTCTGCGGTTGAAGCAAAGGCCGCCATGCTTCAATTTGGCCAAGCAATGGGGTCTGGGAAATTGCAAGGCGACGAGCTTCGGTCAATGATGGAAACGGCCCCTTACCTAATGCAAAAAATGGCTGAGGGTATTGGTGTCCCAGTGGGGGCGCTCAAAAAGCTGGGCGAAGAGGGGAAATTGACCGCTGATGTTGTGGCTAATGCTCTGAAAAAAGCAACGGCTCAAATTGAAGAAGATTTCAAAAAATTTCCTCAAACAATTGAATCGGCGATGACAGCAGCCATTGATGCGGCTGCGCGGGCTAATGAAAAATTTGACCAGCTTTCAGGTTCTAGTCTTGCTCTAACCGGTGTCACAAAAGGGCTTGGTGAAGTCCTAGATAAGTTAGCCGACCAATTTGGAGCTGCCAATACCGAAGCCGGTACGCTGGGGCGAAATGACAAAATAAAAGCATGGGCAGACACATCAAGGATTGCGCTTTCATACTTGGCAGATGGTGCTGACATTCTTTGGCAGACCATCAGTGTTTTGGGCCGGAATGTCGCATTTGTTTTTACAGGCATTGGTAATGAAATAGGCGCGATAGGTGCCCAAGCGATGGCTGTGGCGCGAGGTGATTTTGCTGGCGCTGCTGCCATTGGGGATGCGGTAAAAGCGGATGCAGAAAGGCGTAGAAAAGAACTTGATGCCGCTGATGCTGCAACCTTGTCAAAAGCAAAACTTGCGGGGCAACAAATGCGCGAGGCGTGGGAGGTAGGTGCTGGAGGTGGCCGTGGGTCTATCAATCCAAGCCCTGCCGCATCTGCCTTGAAGTCAACCCCGGATAAAGACGCAGAGAAAAAAGCAGCAAATGAGGCGCGGAAACGTGCCGTTCAAAAGCTTGCCGCACAAGAATACCTTGATGGACTGGTTGTCGCAAATAAATCAGCGCTTGACAAAATAGATGCGGAAGAAAAAAAGGCGCTGACTGAAAACCAAAAGCGGATGACTCAGGATGCGGCCAATGCGTCAATCTACGAAAAAGCCAAGATTGAAATCAAGACAAAGTTTGCCAATGCACGAATTGAGCTTGAGCGGAAAACAGCCGCAGATATTGCCGCAATTGAAGACAGAAACGAATCCGCAAGGGCTGAGGCTCGAATCCTTCTGACTGAAAACGCAGAGATGCGGATTTTGTTTATCCGCGATGAAGCCATGCGGCAGGCCGAGGCTTCATATAAGCGCGGCCAAATGACGTTTGAAGAGGCTGAAACAGCAAAAACTAGAGCTATTCAAAAAGCCATTGATGATGAAAAAACGCTGAGACAAAACCGCCAAAATTATCAAATCGGTACGCTTCAAATTCAAGCACAAGGCCAAGACCCAGCAGCAAAAGAGAGCTTGTTAATCGCCCAAGCTCAACGCGAACAAGCACTGGTAGAAGAGCAGCGCTTACTTGACTTGACCAATGCGCAAATCTACGCCGACCGAAAAGTTGCAATCGAAAAGAAATTGCAGGATGACATTAAAGAAGTCAGGGATAGTGCCAATCAATCAGCACTGTCCAGCCAAACGGCAATATTTGACTCGCTTTTGAATATCACAAAAAATGCAGCCGGTGAACAAAGCGGTTTGTACAAAGTGATGTTTGCTGCACAAAAAGCATTCAGCATTGCTCAGTCTATCGTTGCCATCCAAACCGGCATTGCCAACGCCTCGGCACTGCCTTGGCCCGCTAACCTTGCCGCTATGGCTAGCGTAGCCGCTGCTACAGCCAGTATTGTTTCGACAATATCGGGGACAAACATAAACGGCGGCAGACAATACGGCGGCCCTGTAAGTGCTGGCAACATGTACC